ACCTTCCGTCGTAACTTCTGTGATGATGAACCATGGGTCGTGGAGGATGCGATTCCGACGGTCCTGCGCGCCCCTCAGCTTTTGTGTCAGAGTCTTGATCTGCTTCAGCGCGTCCTCGTTGACGGGCTTCCGCGCCAGGCACAAAGCGTGGATTGTTGTTATCTTCCCAAACGACCCCATAATCTGGCCAGTGAGGCATGGGCCCACAAAATATTCGAGCTTGGCTACCTCCCAGATAATCCTATCGAGCCTGTGTTCGACTTCTGCCCAGATCGCCGCTATCCGGCCGATCAGTGAGTGGACGGGGTGTTGTTCGGGAACCTCCGTCATGCGCCTAATTTTGAGCGATGTCCCCGTCGTCTGGACGACGCCAGCTTCTGCGACTAGCTGATAGTTCTCATCTGTCATCAGATCCCCCAAGCCTTCCAAGCCAAAGCCGCCACCAGGATCACACCCATGCAGATCAGGGTCTGTCGGGCGCGGCGGTTCATAGCCCGAGCGCTTCCCAGTTGCGTATCCAGATCGCCGAATGATTTGCCCACTCACGATCGGTGAGCGGGCGACCCATGATCATCTCCGCGGATTCGCGGGCGTTCGCTGGGGCAAATTCGAGCGTGGCCTTGATGTTCTGTTGGCACAGCAGGTCGACGTCGCTCGGTGGCGCAGGTCTGTGCAATATCCTGCGCAGAAAGTTCATCGAGGCCTCATCCCGATCACCTTCGCGGCCCACTCGACCTCTGCGTTCTTGATATCCGGCTCGTCTGAGTTCGATTGCAGCGTGAAGCTGCCGTCGCGCTCCCGCTTGATGGTCTTCAGCAGAATGCGATCGTCCGCCAGACCGACCACACACGGTTGGCCGTACAAGTCTTCAGTGACAGGGGAACGCACGTCGTCATAGAACACCAGCCAGCCGTCCATGCGCGGGCCCCAGCTTTTGCCCTTGATCTGCACAGCTATCGTTTGATCAGAAGACCCCGCCGGCGGCTCCACGACCTCGAAGCTTTCGTCCGCGAGCTTGTAAAAGTGAGCCTCAGAGCCGGCGCCCACATAGCCTTTGATTCTGACGGTTCTGGTGGAGTTTGGCTTATCTAAGCTCGCTGCAACGTCTTCTGATCGGAGATCGAGATCGGGCTCTTCCGGGCCAATGCCCTCAGCCAGCCAGACCATCGTTGTCTTCAGGACAGGTGCGAGCTGCGCCAACGTGGCGGCATTCACCCCTTTCGTCTTGATCCGGCCATCTGCACCTCGCTGCAGGTTGAAGATGGCGCTCGCGCTCAAGCCGGCGTCCTTCGAGGCTTTCGAGGGGTTCGATCCTACCTCGGCGAGGCGGTGTTCGATGCGGGCGACGATTTTCTGCAATGAATCCATAGCAGTAATCTGACTGCTACCGGTCGGCATTGCGAACAGTAAGATTACTATTGACAAGTGCGGTAATTTTACTGACTGTGCGAGCCATGAGCAGCATCGACGATCTCCTGGCCGTGGCCAAAGCATATACAAAAGCGGAGGGAATTCCCCTCTCAACCGCTAGCTGGCGCGCGCTCGGCGACACAAAAAAGCTCGGCGATATCGAGGCGGGCAGGGACATTCAGGTCCGTCGGCTCGAAAAGACGATGCGCTGGTTTTCCGGAAATTGGCCGGCCACAGCCGTTTGGCCTTCGGATATCCGTCGCCCGAGTCCCTCGCCCGAACAGGCTGGTGCCGCATGATCAATGCTTCACCAGCTTCGGCTCTGACTTGCCGAGTGCCGCCAGCACCGTCTGCAGCGGCCACGACTGACCTTCCGACCCCTTTTTATCCCAAGCCGCTGCGCGTCGTTGCAGCGAGCTCACGAGATTGGCGCGATTGATGACGCCTTCCTCGATCAGGAATTCCGCGATCGAGGCAAGCGTGAGGGTGAGCCCCACGTTGATTTCCATCATCGCCTCTGTGGCGTCGTCGAACTGACTTTTCACGTTCTCGTACCTCTGGTGTAACTCATGGCAGCGTCGAACATCACTCGCAGCAAGGCAAATCCGGCTCCGGAAAGGGCTTTCCAAGATACGGAAGCATCCTTGCCGTCGAATTCTCTGCTCATGCGCGTGGCGCGTAGCTTGTGGCCGCTGAAAACTGATCTTGCTCTGGCGGAGCGGACCGGCGCGTCCGACCGCATGTGCCGTTACTGGCTGGCCAGCAAATACAGCCTGTCCGCCGATGATATCTGCGCGCTGCTTCGGTCGGATGATGGCTTGCAGTTTCTGGAAGCCATCATGGGCGACGCCAAGCCGGTCTGGTGGCAGCGCATGAAGGCATCTGCGAACCGCGCAGCGCTTCGCCGCGCGCAGAAGCAACTCCAAAAGCAGATCGATCAGATGGAATTGGAGCTCGAGGGTTGATGCTCCGTGATGCCGCTGCATGGTTTTCATTCAAGTGCGCTGTCGTCTGGAAAGCGGCGGCAAAGGCTTGTCTCTGGATGTCGCGCCTCTCGCGCGATCTCGAAGAATGGTTCGCCACCAGCATGACCTGGCGGGAGATCCGGGAAAACAACGAGGTCGAAGATGAGCCGGTTTAAGACCGCCAAACAGCGCCGCAACCGCAAACGCAACAAGGCCAACAAGGAGCGGAAGGCCCGCAAGGCCGCCGCAGAGCAGGGGAAGAAAGAATGACCGCCGCTATCGGACACAACTCAGCTGCCTCCGTCCTTGATGACCAGGCCACGCACGCCTTCGCCAAAGATCAGCTGAAGGCGATCGTGGAGCGCATCGAGCGCCTGGAGGAAGAGAAGAAGACGATCTCGGACGACATCAAGGATGTATACGGCGAGGCAAAGGGCAACGGCTACGATACCAAGGCCCTGCGCACCATCATTCGCTTACGAAAGCAGGATGCGAACGAGCGCGCCGAGCAGGAAACGATCCTCGAATCGTATCTGCAGGCGCTCGGGATGCTCTGATGCGTTGGTCCGAACAGCAGCTCGCCGATCATTTGACGCGAAAGGGCGCTCCTGGCGCCGCGAACGCGGCTGACACTAGCCGTCCGCCCTTCGCCATGCCCGTCAACGAGGCCGGGCGCTACGCGCTGGGCCGGTTGCCGAAGGGCCAGATGAACAAGACCGAGCAGGCTTATGCGGACCATCTGGAATTGCAGCGCCGTGGCGGCGAAGTCGAATGGTTCAAATTTGAGGCGCTGAAGCTTCGCCTCGCCGATGCGACGTTCTACACGCCGGACTTCTTCGTGCTGACGAGTGCCGGCTACCTCGAATGCCACGAAGTCAAAGGATTCTGGGAAGACGACGCGCGCGTGAAGATCAAGGTCGCCGCCTCGCTCTACCCGTTCAAGTTCAAGGCCATCAAGAAGAGCACATGCGGCTGGGAAGCTGAGGAATTTTAATGTTCGACAATCTTACGCCTCTGTCCGCGGACGTGATCGTTATCGATCCGCCATGGCCGTTTGAGCTCTATTCTCAGACCGGCGAGACGAAGTCCGCGGCTGCCCAATATCAGACTATGTCATTCGACGATATCGCGCGCCTTCCTGTTTCGCAGCTCGCCCGCGGCGATTGCTTGGTACTGATGTGGGCCACGGAAGCGATCCGCCCGCAAGCGCATGCGGTCATGCGAGCTTGGGGTGTCACCTACAAAACTGCCTTCGTATGGCGAAAGGTCACCAAGCGAGGGTTGGTTCGCATGGGGACCGGCTATCGCGTGCGCTCGATGCATGAGCCAGTTCTGCTCGGCACGATCGGCAATCCGGCTCACGCTGCCTTTCCATCAGTATTTGACGGCGTTGCGCGCGAGCATTCCCGCAAGCCGGATGAGTTCTATGAGCTCGTTCGAGGAAAGACAAAGAATGCCGTCAATCGCCTCGACCTCTTTTCACGTGAAACTCGTTCCGGATTCATCGGATGGGGTAACGAGGCGACAAAGTTCGATGATGAGGTTGCTGCATGAGCCAAGCATTCATCGACGCCGTTATGCAGCACTGGCGCGCCGGCAAGAACACTTGGTCGATCTCGGTCATCATGGTGAGGCCTGAGCACGTCGTCGCCAAGGCATTGCGCATCGGTCGGGATGCCGAACGGAGAACGCGGGTTACCCACGCGGCCAGCGATGGAGCCTGTCTGCCGGTATGAGCGCGACACGGGAAATCATTGCGGCGTTGGTTGCCGGCGGTATGGACGCCGTGGATGCGGCTACGCTTGTGGCGACCGCTGCTGTGGAAATGGCGGCGCGGCCGGCTGCGAAGGTCAGCGCAGGTGCCGCCCGCATGTCCAACTATCGCGACCGTCGCGAAGCCCTTGGGATGCCACGCGTGTTCCAGTCTTCCATCTTTCGGCCTCAGCTTGAACAGCGCGACGGCAAGCAGTGCATTTATTGTCGATCTCCCGATGCGGCAGTCATCGACCATATTCATCCGATCTTCTTGGGTGGTGACGACGATCTGGGGAATCTTGGACTGGCGTGCCGGGAATGCAATGGACGCAAGGCCGGAAAGCCGTTGGCAGATGCCGGTATGTCCATTGTCGTCGAAACTGCCGCGCGCGCACACGAAAGCTATCAACCGCGCACACTGTGCGCCCCAGGCCTGGACGTGAACAGTTCACCCGAACTGCGCACACAGGCGCACACAAGCGCACATGTGCGCCAACCAGAAAAAGCGCCTCTCTCTAATAATAAAAATACTGAAGAAAGTAAGCTCAAGAGAGAGAGGCACCGCGGCGCTCGTCTGCCTGACGACTGGAGGCCGACGGCGATCGATTGGGCTTTGGCGATCGAGCTCCTCGGCGAGCCAGACGCCAACACCGAACTTCTCAAATTCAAAGATCACTGGAAGCAGCAACCCGGCTCGAAGGGCGTGAAGCTCGATTGGGCCGCCGCATGGCGCAATTGGACGCGCCGCGCGTACGAATACCGAGGGAACAGGAATGGCCAACGAAATCACGGTGCGCCGCGTCGATCTGCAAGCTCTGACTTCTTCGCCGGAATGCGTAGCTTGGCGGAGGATCTCATTGGGGACGGTGAACCACCCAGGAATGACGAGCCGGAGATACCTCTCGGGCGGTTTAACATTGACGCTGACTGAGCGCGCGCAGATCTCGGCGAAAGTCGACGAGCTTCGGAGGGTCAGCGAAGCCGACGATGGCACCGAGAACCGCCGGGCGCGGCTCGGAATCGTCGCCAACATGCTGCTTGCATATCCGATGGCTGGCGCATCTGAGGAAGCCGGCAAGGCCCGAGCAGGGGCCTATCTTGCCGCGCTTGACGACATTCCCGCCTGGGCGATCGCGGAAGCCGTTCGCCGCTGGCATCGGGGTGAGTGTGGCGCCGAACGGAATTATCGGTTCGCCCCGGCGCCTGCTGAGCTCCGACAGGTGGCAAGCGATCTGCTGCGTCCGGCCAGGGACACGGTTGCGCACCTCGAGCGCGTTCTCGCTGCGCTCACCCTCGAGCAGGCAATGGATCCGAGCTACCAGGCGCCTGGTAAGCCCGGAGTCAACGTGCCGAAGCTGAGGAGCGTGTGATGGAGGTTTCGCAAGCCGAATACCTCTACATCACTGAGGGCTTCAAGAAGCTCATCCCTGAGTTTGTCGAGAAGCATCAGGTCGGCGCGCCGCCGCACGATGCGAAGCGCGCACAAGCGATCATCGAGCAGAACGACGCGGAGATCCTGAGAGAATACGCAATGGCCGGGCTGAAGCCGGTCATCACCGGGTTCAACCGCCCGATGTCGCTGTATCTCGCACGGATGATGCGTCTGCCGATCGAGCCTATCGAGGCGGAAGAGGCTGCCTAAGCACAGCAGGAGGGGCTAACATGGGGTGGTATATCGCGATCATCAGTGCCAATTGGCAGCGCCGGGCCGAGAGCGAGCTCGCGTCACTCGGCTATGAGACTTTCTGGCCGAAGACCAGGCGCTGGGTGTCCCACGCTCGAACCAAAACGGCGAAGGAATATCCGATCCTCGGCCGCTACCTGTTCGTGAGCATCACCGATCGCAACTTCTGGGCCGTGACCTCCGTTCGTGGGATCGACTGCCTGCTGACCGATGAGGATGGCGCGCCTGCCGAGATCGCCTATGAGGAAGTCTGGCGGCTCAAGCAGCGCTATCTGGCCGGGGAGTGGGACTATGTCCGCACGGACTGCCGGCGCCCGGTGTTCGGCATGAACGAGCGCAACGAGCAGATCATCGTTGGCTGGGAAGACAACAAGCCAATGCCGATCGGCGCGCGGGTGGCGATCATGACCGGTGAATTCGAGGACATGCTCGCCACGATTACCGGAAGGAAAGGCAAGAGGCTGGATTTCAAGGTTCTCGACGCCAACACCTACGGCCGGATCAACGAGACCTTCGTGAGGGCCGCGTGATGGATTCGGAAACCCTTGAACAGGCTGCCCGCATTCTCGAAGCGCACCCGACAAACGACATGTATCGCAAGGCATTTCGGGCCGGTGCAAAACTCCTACGGTCGATGAAAAAGTTACCCGACAACCCCGACCAAATCACTTCTAGTGAGGGTAGCTCGGGCGCACCCAGCGGGCGGCTTGTGTCTTCCGGAACGGAAAACCCCGACCAGAAGTTTTGATAGCAGCATAATAGATGCGCTGAAAACCCCTACCGAGGATCAGATCATGTCCAAGGCTCCTGCGAAGAAGACCACGACCGAAACGAAGTCCAGCGTGATCAAGGGTGACGCCAGCCTGGCCGAATTCGCGCCGGGTCGCTGGGCCGTTATCCTCAAGGACGAGGTGATCGACATCAAGCAGATGGCGCCGGGCTCCAAGCCCAAGCTGTTTGGCCTCGAAGACAGCGAACACGCCAGCGACTATTCCATCGAGCAGGTGCCCGAGACCGTCATCATCGGCATGGTCCGTGGCGGCAAGTTCGAGAGCGCCGACGGCTTCGGCTGGAAGTCGGCCGAGGACAAGGCCGCTCGTGGATCGCCGATCGGCTCCGGTGCCGTCAGTCTCGCAGACGTCGGCGCATCGTAATCTGGGGCGCTTCCTCCCGCGGCGCATACCGGCACGGCGGGCAACATGGCTGGGATCGTAGCTCAGAACTGCGCGCTGCCCCACATGGCTTTCATAGGCGCGTAATCTCGGCAAGCCGGACGAATTTGTGATGCCAGTACTTGAGAACCCTCGCCATGAACGCTTTGTTCAAGCCCTTGCGGCGGGGAAATCAGCGACTGACGCCTATGTGCTCGCCGGGTATAGCGACAACCGCCACAATGCGGCTGCGCTCGCTCGGGAAGAACACATTTCAACACGGCTTCAGGAGCTTCTGGCCAAGGCCGCGGAGCGCGCTGAGATCACCGCAGAGATGGTTCTGCGGGAGCTCGCCAAGATCGGCTTCGCCAATATGGCGGACTATATGCGCGCCGGCCCCGAGGGCGACCCGTACCTGGATTTCAGTTCTCTGACACGGGACCAAGCGGCAGCGCTCCAGGAGGTCACGGTCGAGGATTTCAAGGATGGGCGGGGCGAGGAAGCCCGGGACGTCCGGCGCGTGAAGTTTAAGCTTTCCGACAAGCGCGCGGCGCTGGTGGATATCGGGAAGCATCTTGGCATGTTCATCGATCGTTCCGAGGTCGGCAAGCCCGGCGAGTTCGAGGCCCTTACAGTCGAGCAGAAGCGTGAGCGTGTCATTGGGATCGCAAAACAGTTGGGCCTCGATCGCATCGGGCCTACCGCCGGATCAGCTTGACGAGATTCTGAGACAGCTCGAAGAGCTTCAATATACGCGGCTGGCGCTCTATCAGCCGTACGAGAAGCAGAAAGCGTTTCATGCTGCGGGAGTGAGCTTCCGCGAGCGCTTGCTAAGGGCGGGAAATCAGAACGGCAAGACCTTCTGTGGCGGTTGTGAAGGCGCTTATCATCTGACGGGGGATTACCCGTCCTGGTGGACGGGTCGACGCTTTGACGTCCCGATCATGATGTGGGCGGCTGGCGTGACCGGTGAGACCACTCGCGACAACGTCCAGCGCGTTCTTCTTGGTCCGTTGGGGGAGCTTGGCGCCGGGTCTGTCCCAAAGGATAGGATCGTCGATACTGCGCCAGCGCGTGGCATTGCCGATCTTTTGGACTACGCAAAAATCCGCCATGTGTCTGGTGGCCTATCGACCCTTCGCTTTAAGTATTACGAGCAGGGCCGGCAGAAGTGGCAAGGGCCTCCGGTTCATGTCGTATGGTACGACGAAGAGCCCCCGGCTGATATCTATGACGAAGGGCTAGCGCGAACCATCGCGACCCACGGCATGGCCTACATGACATTCACGCCCTTGCTGGGCATGTCTGACGTCGTGAGGCGCTTCTTGACCGAGAATAGCCCAGACCGCCACGATACGAATATGACTATTGATGATGCGTTGCATATCCCCGCGGAGGAGCGGGCGCGCATCATCGCCAGCTTCCCGGCGCACGAGCGCGAGGCTCGCTCGAAAGGAACCCCGGTTCTCGGGTCGGGCCGCATCTTCCCGGTGGAGGAGAGCCTGATCACCATCGATCCCTTCCAGCTTCCGCCGTACTGGCCGCAGCTCGGGGCGATGGACTTCGGTTGGGATCACCCGTTTGCTGCCGTCAAAGGCGCATTCGATCCGGACACGGACACGATCTACATCACGAATGCTTATCGTGCGCGGCAGGAGACGCCGATCATGCACGCTGCGGCGCTCAAGCCGTGGGGCAAATGGATTCCGTGGGCATGGCCGCATGACGGCCTGCAGCACGACAAGGGCTCAGGCGACCAGCTTGCGAAGCAATACGAGGACCACGGGCTCAACATGATGGGCCAGCGGGCGACATTCTCGGATGGCTCGAACGGCGTCGAGGCCGGGTTGATGGAAATGCTGGACCGGATGCAGACCGGCCGGATCAAGGTGTTTCGACACCTGAATGAGTGGTTCGAGGAATTCCGCCTGTATCACCGCAAAGAGGGCAAGGTGGTGAAGGAGGCGGACGATCTCATGGCCGCGACGCGTTACCTGGTGATGATGATCCGCAATGCGCTGCTGCCGCCAGAGCTTCGCGCTGAGAACCGGCGCAAGCGTGAGCGTCAGCAAGCGGGCGATCCGCTGGCGGGGTTCTGATGAACGAAAAGCTGCGCTGCCGCGTCTGTGGAACGGATTATTCCTACACCGACGCGAAGTTTATCCACTGCGATGTGTGCGAAGACGACGTCAGCACCATCGATATGAAGGTCATTCTGCCCGAGGCGCGGACCAATGAGCAGGCTGATCCGCTCGAGGGTATGTGAGGTCAAGGCCGCCAACCTGCGCGATCTGAGCTATGTGGCTGCGCACATGCGCGCCGCGGACCGCGCGGAGGTGGAATGCCAGATGGACGAATGGTCGGCGACCGTCGTCGCGGCGGTGTCGCTGCGGGATTTCGCCTTCACCGTCGATCTGAATGGAAACCCTGAAGCGGCGTTCGGCGCCGGACAGGTTCGACAAGGCTACTGGCTGGCATGGTCATGGGGCACGCATCGCCTCATGCGCTGCCTGCCGACAATGATCCAGTTCATCACTGAGCAGCTTCAGCCAGCCGTCTACGCGGCCGGCGCGCTTCGGGTCGAGGCGAGGGCGCTAAAGTCACACACGCAAGCGTGCGCCTTCCTGCGCCGCATTGGCGGCCATCATCGCTGCGACCTGCCGGCATACGGCAAGGGCGGCGAGGACTTCGTTTTATTCGATTGGACACGAGAGACATGGCAAACCAACCGCTCGGCGCAAGTGTAGTGTTCGAAAGCAAGCCCAAGGCTCTTTTCGAATTCACCATCAGGAAGGGTAGCCTAACGGGGTGGTGCGTTTACACGCCTGGCCCCGCACAGTTTGGACCAACGGCCATGGGTGACGATGCCTTCTTTTCCACAGAGAAGGAAATGCTCGAATGGCTTGCCAAGAAATTGGGTGGCGATGCTGGAGCATCTTCCTGATGTGCCTGTTCTCAGCGCCCCAGATTCCCAAGCCAGCGCCAGCGCCGCGCGTGCCCCAGCCTGACAGCTTCCAGGCTCAGGAGGCCAGCGACGAGGCACGCCGCATCGCAGCCGCATCCAACGGCTCCTCCGCCAACATCGTGAGCGACCTGAATTCGAGCGACGTGCAGAGCAATCGCCCTGTGCTGAACCCGACCAAGGCCGTGTATCTGGGGCAGTGATGGAAGACGCGCGCGACATCATCGCACGTCAGAGCCGACTGGAGCAGACCCGCCGGGACTATGAGCCGGTGTGGCGCGACGTGGCCGAGTATTGCGCACCTGATGCGCCGGAGATCCTGCGCAGTGGTTTTGCGCTGTCCCGGCATGACAACCAGGCAGCCCGCACCGATCGCCGCACGCGCCGCGTCTATGATGCGACCGTCCGTCAGGGCCAGCGCCGGCTTTCGGCCGGCCTTGAGAGCCTGATCACGCCGCAGAACGAGAAATGGCATGGCCTGACCACGGCTGCCATGGATGACGAGGAAACGGACGAGGAACGGGAGTGGGCTGAGAAGGTCCGCGATTTCCTGTTCTCGATCCGCTATTCGCCGGGCTCCGGCTATGTGCCGGCGATGCAGTCCTGTTATGCGAACATCGTTCGCTTCGGCCCCGCCTATCTCTATGCCGAGGAAGACTTTAGCGGCCGGTATATCCGCTATCGCTCGTTGCCGGTTGGCGAGGTGTGGATCGCCCGCAATCGCTGGGGTGAGGTCGACACGCTGCACCGCAAGTACAAGCGCAGCGCGCGTGTGTGCTACCAGCTGTTTGGCGAAAAACTGCCCGCCAAGATCATCGAGATGGCGAAGAAGCCATCGCAGATGGACGAGCAAGTCGAGTTGATCCAGTCGATCAGCCCGAACCACGACCGCAAAACATTCCGGCTTGGCACTGACACCATCTTCCTCGATGGTCCGTATCGGTCGGCGCATGTCGTGGTTGACGGCGAGAAGATCGTCAAGGAGAAGGATTTCCAGTCGTTCCCGGTTGCCTGCTTCAATTGGGGGCGGGACGACGGTGACGACTACGGCACCAGCCCGATCATCGAGCTGCTGACCGAGGTCCGTGAGATCAATGCGGTGCGCAAGGGCACGCTGCGCGCCCTGCAGGGCATCACCGATCCTGCGCTGGCCTTGGGCAACAAGGTCGACTGGCTGCCGCCGCTGGATCCGGGCTCGCGTCATCCCGGCCTGATCAACGATCGGGGCGAGCTGATGGCGCAGCCGATCGTCACCGGCGCCCGGCCTGACTACGCGTTCCAGTATATCGAGCAAAGCCGGCAGACGATTCAGGAAGGCCTGTACGTCAACCTGTTCCAGACGCTGGTGTCGAAGCCGAGCAACCAGACTGCGACCGAAGCTTTGATCCGGCAGGAGGAGAAGGGCGCACTGCTTGGCCCGGCCGGCTCGTCGATCCAGGGCGGGTTGGCGATGCAGACGGATCGCGAGTTGTCGATCCTCGAAGTAAAGGGCCTCTACGAGCCCGACAGCCGCTTCGCGCCGCCGGCATCGCTCTCAGGCAAGAGCATCCGCGTGAACTTCACGTCGCCGCTGGACATCCTGCGCAAGGCTGCCGAGGCGAAGGCTGTGGTTGAGGTCTGGGCGTTCGCTGGTCAGCTGGCTCAGGCCAAGCCGGAAGTGCTGGACAACATGGACGCAGACGAAAGCCTGCGCGTGTTTGCCGAAGCCGGCCGCTCGCCGGCGCGCATTCTCAAGCGAAAGGAAGAGGTTGAAGAGGATCGCGCAGCAAAGGCCAAGGCCGCGACTGCTCAGCAGGGCATGGCTGCCATGGCGGGCGCCGCTCAGATCGCCAAAGACGCTGTGCCGGCAATGGCGCAGGCCGCTGATGCCGGGCTGATCCCGAACCTTGGAGCGGCGGCGCAGTAATGTCAGAGGTAGTCACGCTCTACGAGACGAACTTCCGAGACGTCGTTTCTGCTTTGCGGAAGATCGCTGATGAGATTGAACGCGGCGATTTTGGACATGTTGGATGCGCTTCTGTGGTTGTCCTCGGCGACCGCATGGAGGTCTTTGGAATGGGGCCGGATAGTGAGGGCCCATCCGTCGGCATGTTGCTACATGCAGGGTTCATGCGCCTCAGCCGCTCAATTGAGGAGCATGGGCATTGAGCGATCAGGACGTAGCCAAGGTTCGCCTGGCCTATGCGCGGCTGTTCAATGACAACCCGCAGCCGGGCGATGGCAAGACAGTCTTGGCCGATCTCGCGTTGCGCTCCGGCTTCTACGATGTGCCGTCGATCGCCGCGTGGATGAAGCAAAAGAAGTCGACCGAAGGATACGAAATAAACTGCCATGAATTGAGCGGCAAGCGCGCGCTCTTCAAGGCGATCAAGGACTTCGCCAGTCTGACCGAAAGCGAAATGCTCTGGCTTGAGCAAGTCGCCCGGTTGGCACCTGCCGAGGATTAACCACCCACCAAAGGACAATCTATGACAACCGCGGATGACGGGTCCGTGGCGCGTTCCGACGCGTCGGCGGGCACCCCTGACACGCAGCAGCAGGCACCGGGCAACGGATCACCCGACGCCAATGCATCGCCATTTGCCGGTCTTCAGGATGAAGGCACCCGGACGTGGATCGAGAAGAAGGGCTACAAATCAGTCGAGGATCTGGCCAAGGCGGCGGTCAATCAGGAGTCGATCATCGGCTCTTCGTTGCGCGTGCCTGCTCAGGACGCTCCGAAAGAGGAATGGGACAAGTTCTATTCCAAAGCCGGGCGGCCGGATAAGCCGGATGCGTATGAGCTGAAGCGGCCGGACGGCTTGCCGGAAGACCTCCCGTATGACGAAGCCCTCGCGGGCAACTTCAAGGGGTGGGCTCACAAGGCCGGCCTGAACGGATCGCAGGCTCAATCCCTCCACGACGCATTCGCGCACGCCCAGGCCGAACAGGCCAAGGCGCACGTGACTGCGCTCAAGGAGGCCGTCGAAGGTGCTGCCGATGCGCTCGTGAAAGAATGGGGACCGCAGGATTCCCCGGGCTTCAAGTCCAAGCACGAGATGGCCAACCGGGCGATGAAGAAGCTCGGCCTGGTCGAGAGTTTCCAGAAGTCGGGCATCATCCTGAAGGATGGCGCGCTGACCGATGCGAACCTCGCAAAGGCGTTCGCTGCCATCGGGGAGAAGATGTTCTCCGAGGACAGCGTCGACGGTGATGCGTCCACCAGCGGGAAAAACCCGTTCAAGGACGATCAGTTCTCCCTCACTGAAATCGGCCGTCTCGTCAAAAGCGATCCTGAACAGGCGCGACGACTCGCACGCGAAGCCGGCAAGGACCCGGCTCAGTGGGTCGGCAAATAGCGCTCCCTTAGAGGACCACCACAATGGCAGACGCATATACCCGAATTTCGGACGTCGTCGTTCCGGCGCCGTACGCCCGCTATTCGTTCGAGCAGCATGTCGAAAAGCTGGATATCTTCCAGGCCGGTCTGCTGGCGACCGACGATCAGATCACCGGCAAGTTCAGCGAGGGCGGCAAGCTGCTCGAACTCCCGGGCTGGAAGGATCTGGCGGGCGACGCCTCCGAGCCGGTCAACGATGACCCGGCGGATTCGATCGAGACGAAGAAGCTGCAGACCCGCGGCGAAACGGCGCTTCGCCAGTTCCGTGCGCAGGCATGGGCGTGGCCGGACATCACCCAGGTGCTTGCCGGCGAAGATCCCGGCAAGGTCATCGCTGATCGCCAGACCGATTACTGGCAGCGTGCGATGAAGAAGGTGGTGCTCGCCACCCTGGCCGGCGTGCTCGCGGACAACATCGCCAACGACGCTGGCGATATGATCCGCGACACCAACGTCTCGATCACCGACACCGACATGATCGACGCGGCATATCTGCACGGTGATCAGGCAGACCGCTTCGTCGGCATCGTCATGCACTCGCTGCAGATGAAGGTGCTGAAGAAGGCGGACCTGATCGACTACATGCCGCCGTCGGAGCAGGGCGGAATGATGATCCCGACTTATCAGGGCCTCCGGGTTCTGGTGGATGACGGCATCACCAAGACCGGCTCCAACGAGTACAACGCCATCATGTTCAAGCCGGGCGCCGTCGTTTACGACGAAATCCCGGTCACGACCGAAGGCGGCCCGATCGAACTCGATCGCAAGCCGCGTCAGGCGCATGGTGGCGGCGTCACCGAAATGGTCGCCCGCCGTCAGTTCATCATGCATCCGCGTGGTTTCGACTGGCTGCATGGTTCGGTCGCTGGCGTTTTCCCGACCGACACCGAGCTCGCCGCTGCGGCCAACTGGAACCGCACCGCGACCTCGATCAAGAACACCGGCTTCGTGTTCCTGCGCACGACCGAGTCCTGATCTCCCGCAAACTTGTGGCGGCCTCCGGGCCGCCTCATCTTTTTTGAGGTGATGCATGCCTTACAAACCAACCGGCAATCCTCCCGGCCGGCCACGCAAGAATGCGGCCGCAAAGGTCGTAGAGCCCGCGAAGCCGCTGACCCGCGCGCGCGCAGGCTTCCGCCGCGCCTTTGCCGATCCTGCCGAGGCTCTGCACCGCCCCCCGCGCTGGCGTGAGAAGCAGGCTACCCGCCGTCCCATTCTTCATCCGAACGTGATTAAGGGCTGATGGCCGCTGTCACCGTCGAAGACGTCGCCAACATGGCGCTTGGCATTCTCGTTGAGGCCCCGATCGGGAGTCTGGACGAGGACAACAAGGCCGCGCGTCTTCTCAACCTGCATTACGAAACGACGCGTCAGGCCGAGCTGATCAAGCACGCTTGGTCGTTTGCGATCTTTCGTTCAGAGCTTGAGGCGATGCCCGAGGCGCTGGCCGGCACGGCGTATCGCTATGCCTATGCGGCGCCTGATGATGCTCTGCGCATTCTGCCGCTGACCGACACGGGAGAGAACGGCGGCATCGTCATTCCGTGGCGTCAGGAGGGCAACATCCTGCTGATCAATTACGAGGCGCCGCGGCTGGTCCGCTACATCGGCAACATGACCGATCCCGGCGACTGGAATCCGCTGTTCATCGAGGCGCTGGCGGCCCGGCTGGCAATGAAGATCGCCATGCCGCTGACCAACAAGCCGACGGTTCTCCAAGGTGCCCAGCGCGTCTATGAGGAAGCGATCAGCGAGGCCCGCCGCATCAATGTCATCGAGAGCGGTTCGCCCGCGTCCGTGCAGTCCTGGTCGGCTGCGCGCGGCGATTACCGGGACGTCCGATGACCGTTTTCCCGACGCAGGACAGCTTTGTTCGAGGTGAGATTTCGCCGCGCCTGCACGCGCGCGCCTCGCTCGACCTTTATCGCTCGGCGTTGGCGAAGTGCGAGAACTTCATCACGCTTCCGCATGGCGGCCTGCGTAAGCGCGGCGGGTCGTATTTCGCGGGAGAAAGCAAGGGGTCAAATTCTGAACGGCCGATTCCGTTCATCTTCTCTGAGACGCAGGCCTATATGCTGTGGTTTGGGGAGAAGTATTTCCGCGTCTATGCGTATGGCGGGCCGGTCATGAACGGCCTTTCGGTCGTCGAGGTCGCCACGCCATACACCTATGCCGATGTCGTCGACCTGCAGTTCGATCAATCAGGCGATGTGCTGTATCTCACGCACCAGAACTATGCGCCGCGGAAGATCACGCGCTCGACGAACACGTCGTGGTCGATCTCGCCCGTCAACAACAACGACGGGCCGTTTGGTTTTCAGAACGCCAACGAGACGGTCAAGATGTACGCCAGTGCCACGTCGGGCACGGTGACGCTCACGGCCGATAGCGCGGTGTTCACGTCGGATATGGTCGGCCAGCTGGTTAAGATTCAGGTCGAAACGTTCGGCACGTGGAAACCTTGGGAGGCCGGCGGCTATCTCAACAGCAGTTCCGGCAACGGCTTCTTTCGCCGCCACAATGGCAATGTTTATGTCTCCACGGCTCCGGGCCTCGTCACCGGCAAGGTGCAGATGGGCGGCACACCGCCTACGCATCTGAAGGGCGAGGAATGGGACGGCGGCAGCGAGCTTGCCGAGCAGTTCGATGGATCGACGACCGACTACGGTGTGAACTACGGCGTCAAATGGCGCTATGTGCATTCCGGCTACGGCATCGCCCGTGTTCTGTCGGTCGGTGGTGGCGGATTGACGGCGACGGCTGATGTGCTCGAGACATTCCCGGCCGAGCTGATCGGCGCGGGCAACAAGTCATATCGGTGGTCGACTGGCGGCTTTGGTGGCTCCGAGGGCTATCCGCGGTCGGTGACGATCTTCGAAGAGCGCTTGTGCTACGGGCAGAAATATTCCGTCTACGGCTCCAAGACATTCGATTTCAACAGCTTTCGGTCGGGCGCGAACGACGACGACGCGGTGTCGTTCAAGCTTGCCGGAGCGAACGACATCACCTGGCTGCAGGAGTCGGACGGCTTTCTTCTGGTCGGCACCATCGCCGGCGTGCGGACGCTCTCCGGCGGCGGCAATAACGAGCCGCTGACGCCCTCGAAATTCAAGAACCGAGGCTCGCCCACCAAGCGTTGCTCTTCGATCCCGCCGGTGAAAGCCGGCTCGACATTCGTCTATGTCGGGTTCGATCGCAAATCCGTGGTCGAGATGGCGTTCTCCCTGGAGAAGAACGGTTATTCGACCACGCCGGTCAGCATCATCTCGGAGCATATTCCGAAGCAGGGGATTTCCTCGATCTGCTATCAGAGCGAGACGGACCCGATTTTCTGGCTTGGGCTCGACAATGGCGAGCTCGGTGGGCTGACCTATGAGGCAGACCAGAACGTCCGCGGCTGGCACCGGCACAAGATCGGTGGGCGCTGGGGCAATTATGACCATGGCGTCATCGAGTGGGTAGCCTCAACGCCAGGCCAGTCCGGCGCCGATGATGTCTGGATCCTGGTGAGGCGGACCATCAACGGTTTCACCCGCCGCTACATTGAGGTGCTGCGGTCGCCTTTCGAATATGGGGATGTCACCGACGCGTTCATGGTGGATTGCGGGCTGACCTATGAGGGCGTTCCCAAGGCCAACTTCTCCGGGCTATCGCACCTCGAAGGCGAGCCGGTCGTCGCGCTGGCCGATGGCAAGGTCGTCAAAGGGCTTGTCGTCCATGCCGGCGAGGTCGTCCTGCCGTGGCCCGCGTCCAAGATCCACATTGGCCTGCCTTACAGCGCGGTGGCCGAGACCCTTGAGCTCGACGTCGGCGGCCGTGACGGTTCGGTTATGGGACGCCGGAAGCGCGTGAATTCGCTGATCCTGTCGGTGCTGGAGTCGGCCAACATTTACGTGAAGTCAGCAACGCGCTCCACGTTCGAAGGGCAGAAGGCCGGGCGCAACACCATCGTTCCGCCAACTAACGTGGTGTCGCTGTTCACCGGAAATCTGGACGAGGTGAGGCTGGACGATTCATGGGAGGGGCAGGGCCGCATTCGTATCGAGGCGCCGGACCCTGTGCCGGCCACCATCCGCGCAATCATCCCCGGCTTCGATAGCGAGGGCTCATAATGTGCGCTTTCGCACCATTGATGTTGGCCACCACGGCGCTGTCCGCGGTTGGCTCGATCATGCAGGGCAATCAGGCCGCGGCGGCCGGCGCTGCTCAGCAGGCCAGCTACGATCAAGCGGCAGAGAATGAACGCCTGGCATCCGGCTATGAGGCCACGCGTGTGGCTGATCGCAACCGGCGCGCGTCATCCGCTGCGCTGACGCAGGTGGCCGGGTCGGGCGTGGCGCTGACCGGATCGCCCACGGAAGTGCTCGCCGATAACGCAATTCAATCGCAGATGGACATCGACGCCATCCGCTTCGGTTCGCAGATCAAGCAGGGCAATCTGCGCATGCAGGGCGATCTGGCCATGATGCAGGGACAGCAGCGGCAGACCGCGGGCTATATCGGCGCCGCAACGAATGTCGCAAGCGGCCTGACACAGCTTTACTCGCCACGGAATTCGGTGCGCATGGGCGGCTCTGGATTTGGGATGGGCTATACCTGATGGCCACCATTCCCCGCATTGTATCCCAGCGCAGTCTCGACCCGGGCGGCGTTGTCTCGATCCCGACTGGTGATCCCGTCGGCGCTGCCTTGGAGCAGGCCGGCACCAAGGGGGTGTCGCTGATCGCGCACTATCAGGATCGCGTCAACTATCAGGAGCGATTCCAGTCGCTGATTTCGTTCGACGAATTCTCGACAAAGCGAGAGAGCGACAAGGTCGCCGCGACGCAGAACATGAAGCCCGGCGCGGCCGGACTGCACGATGGTCTGGTCCAGAACTACGACGCCAAGGCCAGTGAGTGGCTCAATACGCTGCCGCAAAGCCAGCGGCCAGAGTTTGAGGCACGGCTGCGGGCGAAGCGCGAGGCCTATTCGATCGAAGCCGCGCGGCTGCAGAAAGCTGAAAGCGATCGCTTTGAGACCGACGGCATCAAGACGCGTGTGGATACCTCAAAGCAGGGCATCCTGCAGTCGGGGCCCGACGCCGTGCCGGCGTTCACGAAGGATGTCGAGGAGCTGATCGACACGTCGTCGCTGTCGCCGATCCAAAAGGAAGCTGCGAAGAAGCAACTTCGCGCCGAGCTGGAGGAAACCGGGTTCCGCGCGCTGGCGCAGCGTGATCCTGAAGCAGCTCAGCGCGTGGCAAAGGGATGGGGTGTCGACAAGGGCTTCTCCGGCACCGCGATCGACCGCACCATGCAGCTGCTGCGTGACAAGGAAGGTTTCAAGTCGAGCACCTATTGGGACGTCAACGCCGATCGCGTCGGCTACGGCTCCGATACGATCACAGACCCGGATGGAAAGATCAGGACCGTCAAGGCTGGCGACACTGTCACCCGGGAGGATGCCGAGCGCGACCTTCGCCGGCGCACGCAGGAATCGCTGGGCCAGGTCCAGAAGGCGGTCGGTGACGAAGCCTTCAATCGGCTGACACCGAACCAGCAGGCCGCCGTCGGCTCGGTCGTCTACAACTACGGTCGCCTGCCTGACAGCGTGGGCGCTGCGATCCGCACGGGTGACGCAGAGCGCATTGCTCAGTCGATCGAGGGCCTGCAGGGGCACAACAATGGCGTGAACCGCAACCGACGACTGGCAGAGGCGGCGCTTGCGCGCAGCTCCGGCGATGGCCCGGTGCCAGGTGTCTACCAGGCTGATCCCCGCTTCGCCAACGTGCCGGCCGAAAAGCGCATCGTGCTGGCCGGGAATGCCGACGTCGAGGCGAACCAGCAGCGCGCTGCGATCGCGGCCCGTGAGACGGCTGATTACAACGAGCGCTTGAACGCTCTGCAGACGTCGGTCATCGACGGCAAGGCCACGGCGGCCGACGTCCAGCAGGCGCGCAAGGAGGGCTGGCTGCGCGACGCGGGCGATATTCAGAAGGTATTGAGCGCCATCGCGACGCGGGACAAGGCGACGTCGGATATCACGAGCTTCAGCAAGGCGATGGCAGATCCATCATTCGCGTGGAATCCGGTCAACAAGGACCAGAAGGATTGGATTGACGCTGGCTTCAAATCGCTCGGGGGCGATATGCCGGCGCTTCAGACGATTGCCGAGAAAACCGGGATCGTGCCGGCGAGCGCGGCTGTCGCCATGCGGGGCAGCCTGTTGTCGCCGGATGCCAATCGCGTGCAGAGCGCCCTGCAGACCGCGGCAAATCTCACCGGTGGCCGCTATACGGACATCTTCGCCGGTGTCGAGGGCGGCAAGGAGCTGACCGAGGCGGGGCTGACCTTCCGGCATCTGGTCTACGACCGCGGTCTCTCGGCGGCTGAGGCCACCAAGAAGATCATGGAAGAGCGCACGCCCGAGTTCGAGCGCGACATCAAGGCGCGCATCAAGTCCGAGGACGTCAATGCGATTGTCAGGAAGGAGCTGAAGGACGGCGATATCCGCTCGGCCTTCGATCCGTCATTCCTTGGCCTGGCGCCGAACCCGCAGCTCACGTTCAATCCCGAAATGCGCCAGCGCGCGATGGGCGACTACGAGGAGATCTTCCGGGAACAGTTCGCCAAGAATGGCGACGTCGGCCGCAGCAAGACGCTGGCACTGGAAGAGATGAAGCGCACCTGGGGCGTGACCGAGGTATCCGGGCAGAAGACCATCATCAAATATCCGCCGGAGCGCGCGCCGGCCTATGCGGGCGTCCAGAACGCCGCCGAGCACATTGCGCAGCAGGCGCTGGCTGCCATCAAAGATCTAAACGGGGTGGACGTCGAGCGCTCCAAGCTGCGCATGGATGAGGTTCGGACGACTGGCGAGCGCTACACGCGCGGTGAGCCGCCAACCTACATCCTGAGCTACACCGACAAGAACGGAGTGGCGCAGACCATTCCCCGCCCATTCTATGCTGATCCGGGCCTGATGCGTGACGCGCAGACCGCGCAGCGGGCGGCGCAGTCTGCCCGCATTCAGCAGCGTGTTGCGATTGACGCAGACATGGCCGATTTGAGCCGTGCTCCGTTCGGGGTGCAGTGATGCCGTTTGTCGACGAAGCACCGCGCATTGATCTCGGCAACCGGGTCGACTTCCCGAAAGGGATGACGATTACGCCGGGCGAGGAAGATCTGAACGACGGCCCGGCAAAAACGTCGTGGAACTGGGGTGCAGCGTTCCGGCGCAACAACGAGGTCGCCGCCGCGCTGTCTTCGGAGTCGCTGTGGACGCTGAACGAGCCGGAGGCCGGTTTCAATCCATGGGAAAAGATCAAGGGCACGCCGGACGAGGCGAACTTTGCTCGACTTTCCGAGGCGCGCAACCAGCGCCGCTTTGACGCTATCAAAGCGGACATCGCGCGCGAGAACGACGACCGCAAGCTGCTGGACAGCCAGCCATGGTGGATGGGTCTGGCAACGGAGGGATCTGCGTCGATCCTGAGTCCGACCACGCTGCTGCCTGGTGGTTCGTTCGTGAAGGGTGCTCGCGGCGGGCTTGCGCTGGCACGCAGCGCGGCGAGCGTGGGTGGTGCGGCCGCAGCCGGCACGGCCATTCAGGAAGGCATGCTGCATTCGGTCGAGCAAACCCGCACGGTTGGTGAAAGCGCGACAGCAATCGGGGCGTCCGCTTTGCTGGGCGGCTTGCTTGGTTCGGCGGCCTCTTTCATGACGAAAGCGGAGTGGCAGAAGGCGATCGGCGCCATCGAGAGCGAAATTGATGCTCCGCGCACCGGGCTCGAGCCGCTGCAGGTGCTGGAGGCCGCCAACTCGAATGGCCGCCTGGCGTCCGTCGGCGCCGCTGCGAACGTCGCTGCCGACATCACGGACAACAGCATCGCCGGCGGCGCGGCAAGCGCAACGGCCGCTGCCACAGCCAGGATGAACCCGCTGCTGCGCGCGCTGCACAGCCCGTCATCGGCATACCGCGAGATCGCAACCGATCTGGTGGAAAATCCGCTGTACCTGAAGAAGAATTTCGAGGGTGTCGCTTCCGAGCCGGCGGTCGAGACTCTGATGAAGGAATACAACGCCGGCTTGGCACAGGCTCTGAGGGCCACAAATGCCGGCTATCTCGATTATGTGAAGGCCGGCGGCCAGCTCGATCGGTCTGAGTTTCGGGAAGCCGTTGGCAAGGCGATGCGGCGCGGTGACGCGGATGCTGACCCTGTGGTGGCGCGCGTCGCTCGCGAGTATCGCGCCAAGGTCTTCGACCCGCTGAAGCAGCAGGCAATCGACGCCAAGCTGTTGCCGGAAGACGTTTCGGTCGACACTGCACAGTCCTATTTCACCCGCATGTGGAACGGTCGCCGGATTTCGGCCGACGAGGCCGGCTTCAAGGCGATGGTGCAGGAGCACATCAACGCCGAAATGCCGAAATTGCTTCAGGCGTTTGACCGTGAGACGGCGCTGCGTGAGACGAAGCTGACCGGCGAGAAGCTGGTCGAATATCAGGTCGAGCGCCGCATCGAGCGTTCCGATCGGTTCAACGACCGTGACGCCGCCAAGCAGATCGCCGACGAGGTGTTCGACACGTTGACAGGCCGCGCCGGCACCGGCAACCGCCCGGATTTCATCACGATCAAGGCGCGCGGGCCGCTGAAGGAGCGCACGTTCAATATCCCCGACCTGTTCCGCGCCTCCAATGGCCGCGGCGTCGAGGACTATCTGGAGCACGACGTCGAGCAAGTGGCGCGCCGCTACACGCGCGTCATGGGCGCCGATGTCGAACTGGCTCGCAAGTTCGGGTCAGTCGACATGGTCGACCAGATCACCAAGATCAGGGAGGACTACCGCGGACTGCGTGATGGCGTGACTGACGAGCGGCAGTTGAAGCGGCTGGCCGATCGAGAGACGGCCGACATTCGCGATCTTGAGGCTGTCCGCGACATGCTTCGGGGAACCAACCCCGGCGCCGTTGCAGATGCCAGCTATTCGCGGGTCGTGCGGTCGGTGAACCACTTCAACTACCTGCGCTCAATGGGCGAGGTGGCTATTGCGTCCCTGACTGAAACTGTGCGGCCGGCGATGGTGCACGGACTGACGCCCTACATGGAGACGCTGGGCCAGACGCTGACCAACATGAAGGGCATCCGCCTGTCGGTAGGTGAAGGCCAACTGGCCGGCAATATTGCCGAGAACGTGCTGGGCACGCGATTGGCGACGCTGTCGGAGATCATCGATCCCTACGCCTCTCGCGGTCCGGTCGAAGCGTTCCTCGAGAACATGACCAATATCGCGTCGAAGTGGAACGGCATCCGGCTGTTGACCGACATGCAGAAGTCGATTGCGTCGGTGATGACCCAGAACCGCTTACTGCGCGGCGCAACGATGTTCGATCAGGTCGCCGAGAAGGAGCGGGCTTACCTCGCCTATATGGGTATCGACCAGTCGATGGCCTCCCGGATCGCAAAGCAGTTCGCGGAGCACGGCGAGACGGTCGACAAGGTGAGGGTGGCCAACACCGAGATGTGGACTGACGAGGTCGCGCGCCGGACCTATCGCGCCGCGATCAACAAGGACGTGGACAGCATCATCACCACCAAGGGCGTGGCCGACACCCCGCTATTCGCTAATACCCCGACCGGCCGGGCGATGCTGCAGTTCAAATCGTTCGCCCTTGCCAGTCATCAGCGCGTGCTGCTGCGCGGTCTCCAGGAGGAACAGTCGAGGTTTGTGGGCGGCCTGGTGGCGATGACCACGATCGGCATGATGGCAACGTGGCTCAAGGCAGTGTCCGGCAATCGCACCGAGAAGCTGCAGGACGCTACGAAGAACCCCGGCTGGTGGATCGCTGAAGGTCTGGACAAGGCCGGCATCTTTGCCATCCCGATGGAGATCGCCAACACTTTCGAGAAAGCGACCGGTTTTAACCCCATCAAGTCGCCGATCAAGGCGGCAGACGAGGGCGCCGCGATCTCGCAGAAGAACCAGAACCGCTCGCTGATCGGAACCGTGGTCGGCCCGAGTGCCGGCCTGGTGGACGACGCAACGCAAGTGCTCGGTGTGCCAAAGAAGATCATCGACGGCGAAGAGGTCACGCAGGGGCAGAAAAATGCCGCTGAGCGACTTCTACCGTTCAACTCCTACGCCGGCATCCGCCAGATGCTGCGCTACATCGTCAATCCGCAAGAACAATAGTCCAGTCCCATCACGACCAAACACCGCCATTCCGGCGGGCGCTTACCTATGGAGAATCCAATGCCTGCAACTCGTGACATCGCCATCTCCCGCTCTCGCCGCACTGCGGGCAACACCGGCGCAGGCGGTCCGGTAAAGCTTAAATCCTACACCGTGGCCGGTCTGCCATCGGCAGCCTCAGCCGGTGCTGGCGCCATCGTCTACGTCTCCAACGCCGCAACCGCGGCCTGCGTGGCTTGGTCGGATGGCACCAACTGGAAGCGTGCGGACACCGGCGCGACGGTGACCTGATGAAACTAACCAAAACACAGGCCCGTTGGGTGATTGTGGCGCGTATGCGCAAGCGGCGACGTCGGCGCAGGTCGTCCTGATGAGTATTCCGGCCGTCATCCAATACCCAACGCGTACACCTCCGAATGTGCGGGGGCGAAGCGCGTATGGCCCAACGGGACGGTGGGCGACGATACTTCGATCATTTATGGCCGCTGGAAATGACGAATATTTCCAGCGGGACGAAGTAATGAATATCAGCCTGAGTACTCCCCCGGAGCGGCCTCCAGAGCTTCCGGGGCTCGCTACAGCTCCGATCGACATTGCGTATTCATATTACCTGGAACGCGTCCCTGACGGCGTTCAAATAGGGATGGTGCGGGGCGGTGCTATCGACTCTGTCGGCGGTTTCGGATTCTCCGACGGCAGCGAGGTTCCTAGCTGGCTCTGGTTTAATGACATCAACCGAAGCGGACTTGTTGCGCTTTTCGAGGACATCTAATGGCTACGATCGATGTAAAAGATGCGGGTGGATCGGTCGTACCGATCGAAAAGCCGCTTGCACCGGGTAGAGCGGCTGCAGCCCTCTCTAGGCCAGTTGCGCTTTCAACCGAGGATAAGGCTTCTGTTGATGCGATATCGACTGCCCTCTCAACGCTTGGGAATTACCTTGATCAAGTTGAGGCGTTGATCGGAAGCACTAACACAGGTCTTTCTTCTGTTCTGGCTAAGCTGTCTGCGGATCCTGCAACGCAGACAACGTTGGCTGCAATTCTGGCCAAGCTGAATTCGAGCGTTGCTGTCACCGGGACCTTCTGGCAGGCGACGCAGCCGATTTCTGCCGCGTCATTGCCGCTACCTTCGGGCGCCGCTACGGCAGCAAATCAGGTTGCCGCGACCCCGGCGGGGACCAATTTGATTGGGCGCGTCGCTGCTGATGCTAGTGCGGCTACTGGCGGAATCTCATCGACCTCACGAATTTTGTCGGCAGCGGCTTCAACGAATGCGACAAGCGCTAAAGCTTCTTCCGGGCGGCTTTATGCCATCCAAGGCTTTAACGCCTCGTCGTTTGTTAGATACCTCAAACTCTACAATAAGGCGTCGTCTCCGACCGTTGGTACGGACACGCCGGTAAAGACGCTCGCGCTGCCTCCGAATGTCGGCTTCGCTTTTGACTGGCCGCACGGATATTCGTTTGCCACAGGAATTGCATTCGCGCTCACTGCTGGCTCTGCCGACAACGACACGACAAACGTCACGGCCGGCGACATTCTTGGCCTCAACCTGGATTATGTCTGATGAGCGGATTTTCAGGACCATCGCGCTCCGTCGAGACGATCTTTTGGGAATACACCAACGCACCAAACCCAGCGAACACCAACCATATCGCAACATCATCATTCGCAATTCCTGCGAATTTGCTGTCCAAAGATGGTGACGAACTTATCCTTGAGACCGATTTCATCTTCAGCAGCGCCACTAGCACAAAAGGGTATGGTGCCAATATTGGCCATAGCTCCTTCAGTTCCGGCGGTTTCTCGGGCGGTGTGTCGCTCTTTTCAAACGGAACGGCGACTGCATCGCAGAGCATGCGAGCCACAACCACAATAACGCGGACTGGGCCGACTGAGGCTCAGTACAGAACGTTTTGTTCTTTCAGCAACACGCAAACGTCAAATGTAATCTACGCGACCTCTACCGTTAACTGGTCCGCTTCGCAGAATATCGCGACAGAGGTATTTGATGTGACAGGCAATGCTGGCGCCATAACGATCAAGCAGACGCGCCTCACGTTGCGCCGCGCCCCGTAATCAACAAATATTAGAGAGACCGATAAGATGGTTACAAGGTCGACTGCCGCAGTTCGTCTGTTGCCTGGTGACAAAGAGCCGGTTCGGCTGGCGTCGACAGCCAACCTTTCACTTTCTGGGTTGCCAACTATCGACGGCTTCGCGGCGCTGGCAGGCGACCGTATTCTGGTTAAAGACCAGTCTAATCCAGTAGAGAATGGGATTTATACCGCAAACGAAGGTGGCTGGCGTCGTGCACCTGATTGCGTGTCGTCTCGCAGCATGATCGCCGGAATGAAGGTAACCGTTCAAGAGGGGACGGCGCACGGCGGTGACGTCTGGAATCTGAATACAAATCGGCCGAACATCGGCACAGACCCAATTCAATATTCTCTATATTTGAACACCAACATCGCAGATGAGATCAACGCGGCTCGTGAAGCTCTCGTCGCTGAAATGGACGCCATTATCGCCACTGCGATGTCCGCCGGAAAAGCAACGCAGGCAGAGGCAGAAGCGGGTGTAAGCAACGTCGGCTGGATGACTCCGCTGCGGACGCGTCAGGCCTTTGCGAAGACGATATACTTGATGAAGAGGCGTGAAGGGATTTTCAACGTTGAAGACTACGGCGCCATAGGCGATGGCTTGGATAGCAGTTCAAGTATAAATGCAAGCGCATTCGCCAATACGATTGCCGATATTGGTAGTAATGGTGGGAGAGTTATTATCCCACCCGGCGGACGTTTCCATACTAACGATTACCTGGTCAACGCTTTGCACAAATCCGGGATCGAGTTTGTCGGTGTCGGATCGGGCAACGGTCAGGAAACGAAAGCTTCGACTGTTGTGTTTACCGCTGATGGAAGCGCCGGTGGCTTGATCCGGTTAGACGCAACTCAAGCAATTGCATTTCGTCGTATTAATCTACTTTATAACCATCCGAACTTCGTTCAAAGCGCGCCACTCATTAATCTGAGGGCGCAGGTTGGCGAGGCAACCGCAGGCACGATTTTCGAAGAGTGCGGTACGGGAGGAACAAATAACTCTTCCAAAAAGGCAATTATCTTTG